AGAGGTCAGGTTAGTTCGAGGCTACAACAATCCATTTGGTTTCGCTTTGCAATTCATTGAAGCAGATCATCTTGATGAGAATTACAACCGTGAGCTGTCTAATGATGGCAAGATTGAGATGTCGATCGAGATGGATAAATTCCGACGACCTATTGCCTACCATATTTTGAGTAAACCACCTCATGGCGGCTTAATCCAAGGAGGGCAAGAACGCCAAAGAGTTCTAGCTTCTGAGATGCTTCATGGTTATGTCGTTAATCGACCTAATCAGGTGCGTGGCGTGCCTTGGTCAGTGACGGCAATGAGCCGTTTACATATGCTGGGTGCCTACGAGCAATCCGAACTGGTTGCAGCTCGTGTGGCTTCAGCAAAGATGGGCTTTTTTACATCGCCAGACGGTGAAGGTTATACGGGTGAGGATGTAGCCGATGGTTACACGCCACTCATGGAAGCAGAACCAGGAACCTTTGAGCAGCTTCCCGCAGGGATGTCTTTTCAACAGTTTGATCCTGATCATCCAACGACCGCCTTTAAAGATTTCGAGAAGGCAATGCTTAGGGGTATCAGCTCAGGCTTGAATGTCTCATATGCTTCTTTGAGCAATGATCTTGAGAGCGTTAATTACAGTTCGATCCGACAAGGCAGCCTCGATGAGCGCGATCACTGGCGATCAACACAACGCTGGTTGATTGATCATTTCTGCAGACCAATCTTTGAAGCTTGGCTTGATGAAGCTTTGGCACGGCAAGCTGTCCCATTACCTGTGAGAAAGCGTGATAAGTGGCTGAAGACCGATTGGCATCCTCGAGGGTGGCAGTGGATCGATCCTCAAAAGGAAGTAGCGGCAAACGTTGAGGCGGTAAAGAACGGCTTCAAGAGCTTGGCTGATGTCATGGCCGAGCAAGGGCGCGATCCTATGGATACGCTTAGGCAGCTTTCAACTGAAAAAGAGCTGGCCGCTGCGCTCGGATTAAATTTGCAACTTGGCGAGGCGCGAGAGGCTGTAGCACCCATAACGGAGGGAGACCCCAATGGAAAAAATTAAAACAGGTATGATTTATCGGGAAGCATCAATTGTTGCTGCCGAAGATCGAAGCTTCAATTTAGCGTTTAGTTCTGAGGAACCAGTTGAGCGCAGCTTCGGGCTAGAAATATTGGACCATCAAGAAGGTTCAGTTGATATGGATTTTATGGGTAGTGGTAGAGCGCCATTACTTGTGGATCACGATCCTACCGATCAGGTGGGCGTCGTGGAAATGGCATCTTTGGGTGAGGATCGCGTGGCGCGAGCCAGCGTTCGCTTTGGGAAAAGCAAACGGGCTGAAGAAGTTTTTCAAGATGTTGCAGACGGTATTCGCAGCAATGTGAGTGTCGGCTATCGCATCAATGCAATGGAGCTTGATGAAGAAGCCCAATCAGACGGGGACGTCTGGCGGGTGGTCGATTGGTCTCCAATGGAAGTCTCATTTGTATCTATTCCAGCCGATACCTCGGTAGGTGTTGGACGTAGCGCAGATGAATTATTTGAAACCACACTAATACGAAAGGGACTTGAAATGTCCAATACTACAGAAGTCGCCACGGAAAGTGTTCCAGCTGCGGTGGCACAACCACAATATGATCTAACTAAGATAAAAGCTGAAGCTCGTGAAGCTGAAAGCGGTCGAGTTGCTGAAATAATGGCTCTCGGTGAATCTAAGAACATGCGCGATGTTGCCATCACGGCTATTCGAGATGGTAAATCAGTCGAGCAATTCCGCGGTCAAGTTATCGATGCACTGCCATCAGCGCAGCCATTACAAGTAACTGAGCCAGACCTAACACCAAAAGAGGTTCGTTCTTATAGCTTAATGAAAGCTGTTCGAGCTGCTTCTACTAACGATTGGCGTGGCGCTGAGTTGGAAAGAGATATTTCCGACGAGATTGGTCGCATGTCGGGTCGTACGGCCAAGGGCTTCTATGTTCACGGCAGCGCGTGGGGCCAACGTAATCTCATCGCTGGCACAGACGCCGACGGTGGTCACTTAAAGCCTGTCGATCATTATGGGAATGAGTTCATTGGCGCACTTCGTAATCGGCTAATCGTCGCCGGTCTTGGCGCACGGGTATTAACGGGCCTTCAGGGCGATGTATCCATTCCTAAGATTAGTGCTGGCGTTGCTGCTGCGTTTGTTGGGGAAGGTTCAGCGGTTGCTGAAGCTAACCAAACATTTGCAGAGCTTGCATTGGCTCCAAAGACGCTCGGTGTCTTCACTGACATCTCTCGAAAGCTAATGATGCAATCTGATCCAAGTGCCGAGCAAATTGTTCGCGATGACATCTTAAATGCAGTTGCAGCTAAGATCGAAGACGTAGCAATCGAAGGCTCCGGTACCAGTGAGCCTGTTGGAATAACAAAAACCAGCGGGATCGGCAGTATTGCGGGTGGCACTAACGGTGCAGCTCCCACGTGGGCTAACATCGTCAACCTGGTTAAAGAAGTTGAAGTTGATAATGCCAACGTTAATGACAGCACGATGGCCTTCTTAACCAACTCCAAGGTGAAGGCTAAATTAGCTCAAACTGCACGGGTTGGCTCAACTGACAGCGTTATGGTCTTAAATGCACCTTGGAACGAAATCTACGGCTACAATATGGCCATTACGAACCATGTGCCTTCCGATCTAACGAAGGGTTCAACCTCTGGTTCTTGTTCTGCAATCATATTCGGTGATTTCTCACAACTGATCATGGCCTTCTGGTCAGCTCCAGATGTGTTGGTCGATCCGTATACGGGCGGTAGCGCTGGTAATACGCGCATCATTGTCCATCAGGATATCGATGTTGGTGTTCGCCATGCTCAGTCGTTTGCAGCAATGCTCGACGCAACTACTTAATACTCTCCACCAACTTGGGCCAGCTCTTCGCGGGGCTGGTCCATCCTTTTTATAAAGGCTTATTATGAAAATAGTTATGCTACGCGACACTATTGTTGATGGCGCAGCCAAGACGACGGGCGACAAAGTTACCACATCGGACGAGACTGGAATAACGCTTTGTTCAATGGGTAAAGCTCGGCTGGCAGCAGAAAAGGCAACCCAGCCAGTTAACAGGGATGATGCATCTGAAAAGCTCACTACCCGATAGATGGCTATCGAAGGTAATTCCGAGCGAGCCGTCTTTCTTTCCACTGAAGACTTCGGGCAGAGTGCAACTTATACGCCCAACGGTGGAAGCACTTCGACTATTAGCGGCATATTTGACGCTAGTGACGGGCTTGTTGATCTTGGCGGTCGCGTTGGGATCACTTCTGGTGATCCTGTTTTTCATTGTCGCACCTCAGATGTTCCTAGCGCAGCCGAAGGTGATGCCCTTGTTACTGGTAGTATCACTTACACCGTGCGTGACGTGATCGATGATTCCACGGGGATGACCAGCTTAATGTTAGAGACCAATTAAATGGCCCATGTTAGGCAATCAATCAGAGATAATATCTTAACGGCGGTAACCAGCCTATCAACGACGGGCGCTAACGTCTTTCGATCGAGGGTTTATCCGCTTGGAACTAATAAGCTGCCAGCGTTATGCGTTTATACCGATAATGAAACTGTAGAGACAAATCGGATGGATCGGGTCAGAGACTTAGATCGCACTGTTGAGGTCGTCATCGAGGCGTATGTCCGAGCGACGGCAAACTACGACACCATACTCGATACTATTTGCGCTGAAGTTGAAGCAGCAATGGCGGGGGATGTTACACGGGGTGGCTTTGCTAACGACTGCAAGCTCACTCAAACCGAGTTTGATTTCTCCGATGAAGGTGATCGCCCGATAGGAACAGCGCGGATTACCTATGCAATTGATTACCGCACAGCTGAAAATGCAGCCACGAGCGCAACTTAGCTCTCCGCTGCGCTCACAATTTTCTGCGCGACACCCCAAAAAGGGGGGTTAGCCCAGTATCAACAAGTACCAACAAACGGCCCAGCGGGGCTTAAAATCGATCCATTTTATCACATTCAGGAAAATATCCATGAAAGACCACGTTGAAATGATACCAGCGTCCGCAAATGACGCCGATGTAATTCTTGTTCTCAAGCAAAGCGTTGAGGCCATGAAGTCAAAGGGCTGGACCATAAAGGGCGAAGCTGCTCCCAAACCCACTCCAAAACCCATAGTTAAGAAGGACACTGTATAATGGCAGTTCATAAAGGCTCGGAAGGCACAATCAAAGTCGGCACTAATGCCGTGGCCGAATTGCTTTCCTACTCAATAACCGAAAACATCGATCTAATCGAAACCACGGACATCGCTGATACAGCCCGTGTTTATACAACTGGCAAGACGAGCTGGTCTGGCGAGGTTTCTGCTAATTGGGACGAAACGGATTCGACTGGTCAAGGCGCTCTAACAATCGGCGCTAGTGTGACCCTTAATGTTTATCCCGAAGGCGCAATCGCCGGCGATACGTTCTATTCTGGAACGGCGATCGTCACCTCGATCGATAAAGGTGGTGATGGTGAGGGTCTCGTAACCAACACGATTGGTGTCACTGGGTCAGGTGCGTTAACAGCGTCTACTGTGTAACGTGAGTATCATTGAGAGGGCCAAACGCCACGCCGAGAGTCTTGGGCGTAAGATGGTCGAGGTCCCTGAGTGGTTAGACGATGATGGGGGTCCGACTATCCTTTACTCAAAGCCAATTACGTTATTTGAAATGCGTAAATGGTGGGGTGGGATGCAGAAAGACGACATTACCATCTTCGTCGATCTGATTATTGCTAAGGCTGAGGATGTCGAAGGTACTAAATGCTTCACCCTCGAGGACAAGCATCCACTTCTTAGGACGGCTGAGTTCTCGGTCCTTGCCCGAGTAGCTGGTGAAATGGTCGATCATACCGATGCGGACATAGTTGAAAAAAACTAATACGCGATCCCCAGATGCAAACAATCTATGCACTTGCGGATCGCCTAAACAAAACAGTCTCAGAAATCCTTGAATTAGACGTTGAAGAGTTCAACGGCTGGTTAGCCTACGCAAAACTTGAGCGGGAACGTAATGGCAAGTAAGAAAATACAAATCATCATCGGCGCTAAAGACAAAACACGCGCTGCGTTTGCTAAAGTCACCAGCGCGATGAATGTCCTGAAAAAAAGTGTCTTCAATCTAAAGACGGGTATTGCTGGTTTAGTAGGTGTTGGTGGATTTATAGCTCTGGCACGAGCTGGCCTGAAATCGATTGATAATATCGGCAAGTTATCGCGAACGCTTGGTTTAACTACTGAGCAGCTCGGCACCTTGCAGCATATGGCGAACCTTGGCGGGACGTCTCTCGATACCTTTGCGCGATCGATCCGTAACCTTGATAAGGGTGCGCTTGATTTCGTAACGAAAGGCACTGGTGAGGCCAAGGATGCGTTCGAGGCATTGGGTATATCCGTTAAAGACGTATCTGACGCCTCTGAAGACCAAATTAAACTCATGGGATTGGTTGCTGACAAACTAGCCCCAATGGAAAACGGCGCTAAAAAGACTGCCCTCGCGATGAAACTGTTCGGCAGCCGAAGCGTTGAAATACTTCCATCCTTAGAACAAGGCTCCAAAGGCATTAATGCTATGGCAGCCGAGGCTAAACAACTCGGTATCATCCTCGACAAAGATGCGGTTCATCAAGTTGAAGAAGCCAATGATGCTATGGCAAGGATGGGGAGCATCTTCGAGGGTATCCGCAATAAAATTGTCGTCGGTTTATCGCCAGCGATTATTACCCTTGCGACAGCTTTCAAGGACAAGCTCGTTGATTCAATGGACTTGAGTGGCGAGGGGATTGTGAAGTTTACCCGAGAAGCACTCATCTCGATCATGTATTTTATAAATAACTCGATCCACGCTCTGGAAACTTGGTCTAACAAAGTAATCAAATTTCTAAATAATGTTCGAGGACTAAAAGGCGCTGATCTTATCCCGTATGAGAATTGGTGGAAGGCGCAAACAACGATCCAGGGCTTGATTTCCGTAATGGAAGAGATGCCCGAGACGATTGTCCCAGTAAACGCTGGTATGAAGCGTCTAACCAGCAAGATCGAAGGCGTCGGCGCAGCAACTAAGACCACAAAGGATTCTCTTAAGAAATTTAGTATCGATGCTCAGGATACCGTTGGCCAATTAAAGAATGCTACGGTTAGAGGTCTTGAATCGATGGAAGACGCGATGCTCTCGCTTGGGCAAGGGACTACCAGTCTGAAAGATAGTTTCAAGTCGATGGCGGTTAGTATCGTCCAAGACATTCAAAGAATGACCATGAAGAAATTTGTCTCAGGACCTATTGGTGACATGTTAGGTGGGGCCATTGATAGTATCTTTGGAAGCAGTAGTGCAGCGGTTCCAGCTCGTGCGATGGGTGGGCCACTTCGATCAGGTCAAACAGCCCTAGTCGGTGAGCGGGGGCCAGAACTATTCACGCCTAATGCTGCTGGTAAGGTCATCGCAAATAAAGACATCTCCGGTGGTGGCGTTACCATCAACAATAGCTTTGATTTCTCAGGAGCTAATCCAGCGACCATTGCGCTACTTCAAGACCAAGCCGAGCGCATTAAAAAGGAGACATTCAACAACGTTTTCAATTCCATTAATAAGGGCGGTCAATACGCTCGAATAGTCGGACGTCGTTCATGACCACTTATACCCTTCCTGAAAATAGTTATATCAGCAGCACTTTTGGGCTTGAGAGTAATACACAAGTTTTCTCTAGCCCTTTGAGTAACAATACTCAAGTCTTAGAGCTGACAGGTGCTCGATGGACCGCTACTTATTCGGTCGCTAATAAAACCGCAGCTAATGCTGGTCCTTGGATTTCATTCCTTACCAAGCTTCGAGGCCAAGCCAATAGCTTCTATGGCTACGACCCTCAAAGGGCTGTTGCATACGGAAATGCTGGTGGAACCCCATTAGTCAAAGGCACAAGCCAAACAGGTAACAGCATCATAACTGATGGCTGGACGAGCAGCGTTACCAATATTCTAAAGGCTGGCGATATGATCGCTTTTGATACGACGGATGGTCGTGAACTAAAGATGGTGACCGCAGATGTTAATAGTGACGGCAGCGGAAACGCTACAATCGCCATTGAGC